ATTGCGTCAATGCTATTGATGACTGAATGTGTTATTGTAGATGAACCTGGCAAAGAAGATTCAATGCCACAAATGCCAATGATGTAATGAAATCGATATACATGCATGGCGATGCTGCATACCATGTAGTAGCACAAAAACCTATACATCATTTTGCTAAAATATTTGGAGATAATCCTAATATGGAATATGTGCAAATGTATATGAATTGGCTGCGATGTGATCATGTATTAAATAATCAAACTCATTTCATGTTTTGCGAAACAATTCCAGATGTTGACTTTGAAATTGTAGAATAATTTCTTATAATAAAAGAAAACAATGTCACAGGTTCGATTTATAGCAGATTTACACTTTGGCCATAGCTTCATGGCAAAGCATCGAGGATTCGAAAGCATTGAAGCACACGATGCCCATGTTATTGAGCAATGGAATAGTGTTGTACAAAAGCGTGATATTACTTATATTTTAGGCGATATAACAATGGAAAAGACTGATTCATATCCACTGTTAAACCGTCTCAATGGCATCAAAAAAGTAGTGTTAGGCAACCACGATAGACCAAAGCACATCCCGGAATTACTTAAATATGTTCAAGAAGTATCCGGGATGGTGCAATACAAAGGTATTTTCCTAACACATTGTCCAATACATACAATGGAAATGGATTATCGAGTTCAACACAATATTCACGGACACATACACAGCAAACTAGTAACATATCCAGTTACCTTGTTTGGGTTTAAATTGTTTGATCGTGTTGATAGGCGATATCATTGTGTATCGTGTGAGCATGTAGACTTTAAACCAAAAACATTGGAAGAACTAGGAATCACCCGGTAAGGAAACAATTCTATGATAGACGATATTAAAATAATACATCTCAAAAGCAATGCACAACAACTAGAGACTTGGATTGCCATGTTGAATGGAGACATTGTAGGACATATCTACATGGAGCGAGAAGAAAGCAACAAGATCAAATTCTTAGATGCTTGGGTGCACGAAGAGCACAGACTTAAGGGCATATTCAGAAAGCTGTGGGATACTAGATGGCAATATGTAACAGATAGGTACAAAGGATATGTTGTTTATGCTTGGTGCAAACCAGGATCGTTGCCATTGCTCATAGAAAAAGGATTTGTCGAAGGTGAAACTTGCACATATGTTGAAAAGGTAATAGAATGATGTATAAACTAAGGTACACTATATTAAAATACATTTTAAGAAAGATTGGATATTCATCATAATTTTCTTATATTATATAAAAAAAAGATATATGGAAATTGTAAACCTAGTTAATGACAAATGCCAAGTAATTGATTCAGCAACAGGACAGATCATGTTCGAAGGATCGTATGATGATTGTTTCATGTGTTTAGCTACATATGAAGATGAAGATGCATTGTATCGAAACCATTTGTTGATGTCAGGAATTTAATGGTTCTGGTCCTATCGACTATCGGTTAGGTCGTCAGGTTTTCATCCTGGAAAGCGGGGTTCGATTCCCCGTAGGACTACAACAGCCTGTACCCTTGAGAAACTCGTATTTAAAGATAAGCAGGTTGGCTTCGAAATAAAAGGGTAGGAGAATAAGAAGCAATATAGTCAGGTGGCGGAATTGGTATACGCTAGCTAAGAATCGGCAGGTGTACAACTGTTATTAAGCTTTATACGATTCATACAGGTTCGAATCCTGTCCTGACTACAAGTACAAGAGTTCTTTGACATATTAAAATTAAGGAAAAACATGATAGAAATAACATCATATGTTTTAGGTATGCTTACGATTGCAGCAGCATTATTATTGATTGCTTTAGTTGTAGGTATGGTTAAGATAAACAAAACAAACAAACAATTATTACAGATTGAAAAACAAATAGACGAAATTCATCATATGACGTCTCATGAGCATGAACATTTTCAACAACAACTTGAAAGAACATGTCGCGACATCAATATGGTTGAAAAAACCGTAATGAATCAAATTGAAAAAGTTGATCGAGATCATCATTCAATAGAAGATGCAATTCATCGAGAAATTGATCAAACAAAATCATACATTGATTCAAGAATTGATAAGGTAGTCCTACAAGGCTCCATTATAGGAAAAAAAGAAATAATTAAAGGTTAAATTAATCCGTTAAAGACCCTTGTACTTTTATTTGGGTTATTGAATTATTTTTCTTATATTTTAATAAAATTGAATCAATGAAAGTTACACTAATTTCAGATACACATTCAAAGCATAAGCAATTGGATGCAGATTTACCTGGAGGTGAACTATTGATCCATGCAGGCGATTTCATGAACTCGGGTTATGGCGCATACGAAGCAGAAGACTTCTTTACTTGGTTTGATAACATAAACAACTACGATACAAAGGTACTAATTGCAGGTAACCATGATCGTTGGATGCAGGATAGGTCAGATGATGCACACGGCATCTTAACTGGATACAAGACTATTGAATATCTCCTAGATGACGATTTAACACTATACTATGACGGACACAATGGAGATTTTCCAGAAGACAATGTTCGCATATATGGTTCACCATGGCAACCGGAATTTTGTGATTGGGCTTTCAATTTGCCTCGCAACGGTGAAGAGATGAAAGCAAAGTGGGATGCTATTCCACACAATACAGATATCTTAATTACACATGGACCTCCCTTTGGATATCTAGATATTCCAGGTGGACAAAGTATCCGGGTTGGATGTGAAATGTTACGTTATCGAGTAGATGAGATTAAGCCAAAGATTCATGTGTTTGGCCATATTCATGGAGGACATGGATATTACTTTAACGGACATACGCATTTTTTCAATGCATCAGTATTGAATGAACGATATAGTTATGCAAATAAGCCATTCCACTTTGACTGGGATCAAGCAACAAATGAAATAAAATGGCCATGAAACAAAATAAAATACCAATGACATTAACGGAAGATAATATATTGAAGGTTGCTGTTGAACAAGGAGTAATAGAAAACGAATTCAATTGGAAATTGGTTCGTGCCCGGGATGGATTAACTAACCAATCAAAGGATATTATGTGGATTGAGTGGAACGAAGATGGTACCTTAAAGGAAAAGCATGACACATTTGCGATTGGTCGATCACTGCTTATGTCACCATTCAATCAATTTTTTACTTGGCAAACAACTCCAATAACAGAAATTGTTGATGAACAAGACGACTATATTAAATTTAAGACACAAAATAGTAATTACGAGTTATGGAAACTAAAAAATAATTAAAACATATGGGAAAGATAATATTGGAGTTTGACTCTATTGAAGAACAAAATGATGCAAGAATGGCATTGGATGGTATTAAATGGAAGAATGCGATGTGGGAATTAGATCAATTACTTCGAAGTGCAGTAAAATATGGTTCTTTTGATGGAAGAGAAGCTACAGGAGCCGAACAAGACATGGCTGATAAAGTAAGAGACTCTATCAGAGATATATTAAATGAATACAATTTAAACTTAGATGATTAATATAATATCAAACATTATACTTGGGTTTTGGGTACTTTTTACGATATGGTTAATTTACTTTTGGAATGAAAATGAAAAAAAATAACGAAAAAGATTCATATTGTCATTATAGTGATTTACCATCACCTATGGCTTATGTTCAAAAAAAAGAAGAAAAAAACATTAAAAATATGAATAAATGGTATAACTATGGTAAGTGGAGACATCCTGAAAAACGTAAAGAACTAATGAAAGATAGAGAAGAAAAAATAACGGCAGATACTCGATTAAATAGACTAAAAGATGACATTCGAACCGAGTTTGATAAGATAAAGTGGATGCTTGATGAATATACACAAGTACAACATAAACAAATTAAATTTAGAGATGAATTAATTGAATTACTAACTAATCAAGTAGTAGATCTAACCATGATGTCCAAAATTGAATTGGGAGATGATGTGATATCAGAAATTAAACGACTAAAAGATATTATCAATGGATAACCTAGATAAACAATATATAACTTTACTCCAATCTATTTTAGATTACGGAGTTGAAAAACAAGACCGAACAGGTACAGGAACTAAAAGTATTTTTGGTTATACCATTCGTCATAATATGAAAGATGGTTTTCCATTGCTTACAACTAAGAAAATGCCATTCAGACTTATCGCAACAGAATTAATATGGTTCTTGCGTGGTGATACAAACATCAAATACCTTGTTGATAATAATTGTCATATTTGGGATGGTGATGCTTATAAGAATTACTTAAACGAAACTCAACATGAAGCAGCTTATACTAAAGAAGAATTTATTAATTTAATTAAAACAGATCATGATTGGGCTAAAGTGTGGGGTGATTTAGGCCCTGTGTATGGTAAGCAATGGAGAGATTGGGGAAGTAAAAAAAGATACGGTGACTATGAACCTCCAATGTATGGTGGTATAGACCAAATTCAAAATCTAATCAATGACCTTAAAACAAACCCAGACTCAAGACGATTAATGGTTTCAGCTTGGAATGTTGGAGAATTAGACCAAATGGTTCTCCCACCTTGTCATTATGGATTTCAAGTTTATACAAGAGAGTTGAGTAGAGCAGAAAGAGTGGACGATTATAACTCTAAGTTTGAAAATAAAATAGAAGTACCATTTATAAAAGTAAACTTAGGAGATGCCATAGAAAATACTATTGATACATCTTTGACCCAAGCAAACATCCCAACCAGAGCAATCTCTTTAATGTGGAATCAACGCTCAGCAGATGCATTCTTAGGTTTACCATTCAATATCGCATCTTATGGACTACTACTTGAAATTATTGCTAAAGCAGTTAATATGGTACCCGATGAATTGATTGGTAACTTAGGTGATACACATTTGTATTTGAATCATATTGAACAAGCAAAAGAACAACTAACAAGAGAACCATATCCATTACCAACCTTAAACATCAACACAGAGTGGTGGCCAACTGAATCCGGAGGTTGTGGAGTAAGCCCTATAGACGCCGTAGCAGTGGTTGAAGGTTTCAGCAATGATAACTTCTGCAAGTGTCTACTTGAGTCAGATTTACAACTAAGTAACTATCAATCACACCCACATATTAAAGCACAATTATCAAATTAAAACAATATGAACAGAATAATTTATTACTCAATACTACATTTACTAGCGGGAATTACGTTAGGATATTTAATGTTTTCATAATTAATCAAATAATTTCTTTGGATTTAATAATATTTTTCATATAATTTATAAAAAAAAAGATATGAAACGAAATTTTAAATTTAAAATGTGTCGAGTATTGCGTAACCTAGGATTGTTATGTAAGCCAACGTTACCTAGAAGAAAAGGTCTACGTATTTCTAGAACAATTATGCCTAATGGGCAAGTTATTGAGCATGATGGGTTTGTAGAAAAAGCTCCATTAAATAATCAATCGTTTTTATCTGAATTACATGTATATCATGAAATTAAAAACTCTGTAAAATTAAAAAAATAGTGTTTATAACTCCATTAACAATAACATGCTTTATTAGATTAATTAATGGCTTGCATCAACCGAAAATAACATTTGAATCCGAATCAATTACTTTTATTGCAACATTGCTACAAATGTATACATTATGGGTTATAATGCATTTAATAATAAATTTTTAAACTAAATAATACAATGAACGACACACAATTAGCAGAAGCAACAACCGAAGATCAGCAAAAGGAACTTTTACAACAATTGATAAACTCATTCAATCCAAAAGATTTTATGACACCATCGCAACTTGAAATTGCAGAATTAAGTCCAGAAGCACTTAATGATGAATATGCATTAGTGCAATCCAAATCTAACATCCGAAGCCGCAGCCAAAGAGATTTGATTGTGTCACGTTGGATGTATGAACAATCTAAGACAGTTGTAAATGAGGCACCAGTTAAAACAAAAAGCAAAAAAAAGACAGCTGATAAAGTGTCTGCAAAAGCATGAAAGATAGAATCCAACTAGATGGAATATGGTATGTTAAAGAAACACCACTTCCAGTATTAGAAATTGATATGCTAAATATTACAAATTGTTTGAGTTGTATTTATGAGCCAAACAATTGGTGTTTTGAAGCATCAATATTATTAAAAGATGATGCAGTACTTGTTAAAGATGTTTACGGCGATCCATGGATTGAAGTAACAGATAAACGACCTGCAAATAGAGCGGATTGGGTTATTGAAAACCTAGACAATCCACATTGGTTTCTTGGTGTTTTAGAAGGAAGTTCGGAAAGTATGGAAGAAGCAAATAAAATGTTTGATGAACAAGGCTTAAAGGAATTTAGATCATTTATTAAACATTTAATTGATAAATGTTGGTTAAAGATTGGTTAATGAATATTAAAGAAAAATGATTATGAAAAAGTTAAAGCAAATTGGCAAAGAATTAATAGCACTTACTATAGTTGCAATTGGAGTAAAACTAATATCGGTATATTTAACAACCGAATTTGATTTTTTATCTATCCTGTCTGGTATAACCGGATTCACAATATTGTTGCCGGCAATATTAGCATATGTTGATATGATTGATGAAATCTTAAAAAAGGATTGATGAAAACAGTAGTTTGTATCAATGATAGAAAGCTCCCGGAAGGAGCTGAAGTTGTTAATGGACGAGAATATCAGATACTTGAAGAATTTGTTAATAATTTTGAGCAACGCGTGTTTATCCTTAAAGGCATAAAAAATGAAGGAACCACCACAATGGGTTTACGGTGGGTAGGATATGATGCAACACGATTTGCTGATTTAGATGCAATTTCAATTGAATCATATGAACATGTATATGCAACAAATTGATTAATTTGGTTGGATATTATATATGAATTTCTTATTATAATGTATGACAATTAAGCAAATATTTGACGAAATAACAAATGAGCCAGGTACCAATCAAAAAATGGTTATCTTGGACAAGTATAAAGGCAACATGCTCTTAAAACAAGTATTATACTTGGCTAATTCAAAGCGTGTTAAATTTTATATCAAACAAATTCCTACATATACTAGTAGCAATACAGCCGCATCAACTCTAGAAGATGCATGCAAATCATTAACTAGATTATCAGATCGACTAGTAACAGGTCATGCAGCAATTGCTGAGTTAATTAACATATGTGAATCATTAACTGCAGATGATGCCTACATCATTGAGCGCATCATCGAAAAGGATTGTCGCCTAGGAATGGGTACAACAAACATCAACAAAATATTTAAAGGCCTCATTGAAGACACTCCTTACATGGGAGCAATTTCATTTGATGAAAAGAAGGCACGTACCATATTTGTGGGCAGGACAAGTGCTTATTCGCAGATCAAAATGGATGGACGTTATTGCAATGCAATTATCCGTAACGGTGACGTTGAATTAGAATCTCGTCAAGGCGAAGCAACCGTAGTAACAGGAGCCACTTTCCTAGAAGAATTAACAAGATTTCCTGATTGTGTATTGAATGGTGAATTAACAATGGATGGCGTATCACGATATGAATCTAATGGAATTATTGCATCTATCATTAGCATCTTAAGCAAAAAGGAATCGCGAGGATCGGATGAGACATTAAAACATATTGCCAAGTTCCAACAAAAACATGGAGATTTTGCATCAGCATTACAATCAATTCGATTCACTGTTTGGGATATGATTACAACGGATGAATACTTTGATCAAAAATCATTTGTGCCTTATGAGGATAGAGTAGCTAATTATTCAATGTTATTGAATAGGTTACAACCTACAATGATATCTGCAGTTAAAATGCAAACGGTTGCTAACTATGAAGAAGCAATCAAACATTTTCAAAAAGCATTAGCTGACGGGCAAGAAGGAACTATCCTTAAAGCAATCGACGGTGGTTGGAAAGATGGAAAACCAAATTGGCAAATTAAAATGAAACTTGAAATGGATGTGGATCTTCGCATTACAGGTTTTAATTATGGCACCGGAAAGAATATCAATGTAATATCATCAGTCAATGCTGAATCAAGTGATGGCAAAGTTGTTACTCGTCCAACAGGAATCAATGAAGCAATGATGCAACATGTTACCGACAATCAGCAACAACTGCTAGGAACCATATTGGAATGCAAATGCTCTGGATTGTCAAAAGATTCAGATGGCAACTATTCATTGTTGCACCCGGTATTTAAACAGTTACGGGATGATAAAGATACATGTGATGATTTACAATCAATCATTGCAATTGAAAATATGGTTAAAGGATTAAATTAATGCACCCATCACTTAAAGCAATAAAACCTAATTTGAATTTTGATAAACAAGTTCAAGTTATTAGGCCACTTAGGGAAACAACTCAACCGGTAACAGACATTCCAATTACCGTTACGGCAAACAAGAAAAAAAATAAATCCAAGACAATTGAAACAAATGTTACTGTATTTAATAAATGGTTTAAATAAACTAGTATGAATCAACGAACAATTGCAATACATATCACAGCATTTACAGCGCTGATACTATGTTTAATACTAATACCCAATCCCATAATGTATCTAATAGGATGTTGGCAATTAGGATCATGGATCGGCTATTTAACAGAAAAATTATGAAACTAGAAGTATTTACAGAAATCCTAAATAGACTTAGGAAACAATCAGACAAGGAACATGCATTGTATGTATTAGATATAGACACTATTAATTTCTCAGATAATTATACCTCAGTGATAAACATTTTATTAGAGGTGTACTATGGTAAGGAGGGAACAGATTGGATTTATTGGTATCTATATGAGAGAGACCCTGTTGGAACAATTGACCAAGCAACAGACAAAGATGGTAATGCAATTTGTTATGATGACAAATCTTTGTGGGAAGAAGTAGAGCAATGTAGATTAGACAATACGAAAGAGTATGAGCTTCCAAAAAAGATGTCAGATGAAGAGAGATTGCAAGTATTAACAATGATACGAAATGGATTATGAAAAAAACAGCAGTAGAATGGTTGATTGGTAGATTTCATTATGAAGGATTTATTGGTACTTATTGCAGTGAAGAGCAAATAAAATCTAAAAGACAAATAATGATTGAAATAATTGAACAAGCTAAAGAAATAGAGAAGAATCAAAGTTATAGTTATGATGAGATAAGAACTATTGCATATAATGCTTATTGTCTTGCTCAATTAGATGAACCTACCGAAGGCAAGTATAATCTTTGGATACAACAATATAAAAAGAATTCCCAAACTAATTAGTATCCGTAGCAATGCAATGTTAACGGATACTGCAGACAAATACTTGGCACGCAACGAATACAAACACATATGCATATGCAAGTATAAGAGATACACATACATATGCATCAAGTATTAGGTATACATGTAATATCAGTATTTAATTGTATGCCGGTTCAGCTTATGCCTGGTGTCTATTGTTTTAAATGGGTATTCTATTTTTAGTCCAATATTGCCTATTAAACAGATTCGTGGTTCCACATGTAATATATATTCAGTGTCTAGTATTGAGGTATAGGCATGGTTACCTTTCTTACGGCATCTGCGTATTGTTTACGCGGGGCATAGACTCTTTATCAGACATCCTCATGTATCTAAAGCCCATACGCGCCTAGATGTTCTTAAACACGAACTAAGAGGGTGAAGAGGGAGGCCATGGAATCAGGCTATTTTTAGACCAATATCCCCTATTTTTAGACGAAACCGCCAGATCTATTTTTAGACGAATGGATATCCAGTACCTATAGGCGATCTATTTTTAGTCCAATGTGCGCTCTATATATAGTGTATGTGCACGTGTTATTTTTAGACGAAATGGTTCTATTTTTAGTCCAACGTGTGAGCTGTATGTTATTTTTAGGCTATTTTTAGTGCATAAGCCGTTATTTTTAGATGCATTCATCCAATTCGGTTTTAGAAACAACCTCATTTTTAGCACCTTAAGAACGGATTCGATTCGGTTTACTAGCTATACAGAGACCCTATTTTTAGAATGATTGGGCCTCGAGGTTTTAGTCTATTTTTAGGTTCAACCGTTGCTTTAAGTAGATATCGAAACATTTCTACGGCTGCGGTTGGAATAAGCATTTATTTATCATATTATATGTTATGAAAAGAATGGATTTTATAATGGTAGCAATCTTAACGTTGGTTGTAGCTTTATTAGTAGCAGCCTATAATTTAATAACGGCATTATAATGACTAGAATTACAGCAATACATTTATTGATATCGGCCGCTGTATTATATACAGTAGTGTCACTAGCATTGATATGGGTATTGATTGACACATTGATCGGATAGTCGACAGGGTCCGGGAACAACGCGCTCGAAAGACGCACCCGGCGGATCGGCAACGGATCGCAATATACAAGGCAGCAGGTTACTCTCTTATCCTAGCTGTCACGACGAACCCGGGTTGCTCTCTTACTCCCGGGTTTTCTTTTATTCACAGGTTATTCACAATTTGCTGTGTATAACTTGGCAAACATTTTTCAAACATTTCTGCAAAAAGATTAGGATCGCATTGATTTATTCCTTATCTTTATATTATAGGAATTAGGGAGAGACCTTAATTTAAAATTTAAAAGAGAGAGATTATGAAAAAAGAAGCAAAAGTAGAATTTGGAATTGAGATTGTTAAGCCATGGAGCACGGCAATGTATGATCACAATGAGGCATTGGCAGATGTTGTTAAGGCAAAGGTTCACGCATTATGGGTTGCGGCTTATGATGCAGCAGAAGCAGAGTTTGTTGATGAAGATGATTTAGGCAATGAATTTATTGATATGCAGTGGGATGCAGCTAGTGAGGATATGATTAAAATTCAGAAAGCCATTACATATTATTCATATTCAAACCAGAGCATTGGAGAGGTTGCAGAGGAAGTTGGTACCACGTTAGAAGATATGCCATTATACCAATTAAAAGAATTAGTAGAGGAATTAGACATAAAATTAGATACCGGGTTTGTTGGCTTTAATTAGCCAGCAACCTCGAGTCGGGAGGCGGAATGGTAACGCTGTCGAAGGAAGATAAGGTGGAGTGTATAAGATCGAATAATAGTCTCCACCATGCAGGTTCAAATCCTGTCCCGACTTCAAAACAAAGTTAAAGGGAAGTTAACAAAATAAACCGAGGTGAGTCTGCCATAAATGCTCTAGAGCGAATAGAAATAGTCGGTTATAATTCCCTTAACTTTGTTTGAAAAAAGTTTCGAAAAGATTAGGATCCTATCATTATTATACTTATCTTTATATGACGGGCTGTTTTTTCAAGTTGAAAAAAGTTCAAACAAAGTTGCAAAAAAATTAGGATCCTAACATTATATACCTTATCTTTAATATTATTAATAAGAAGGGAATATTCCCACAACATGTTATAAATTGAGAGAGTTATGAAAAAAGTAAGTTTAGCAGAACAGTTGAATGCATTTGCGTCAGGAAGAATAATTGACAGCGAAGGAGATCAAAATGATTGTTTTAACTTTTATGATTGGTTTTGCAAAGATTCAGCATTAGAGCGCAAAGCAAACATATTATTCCCTAAGGTGAAAAAGTTCATTGAATCGACTCGAGTTGACATCTTAGATACATATGTGTTCTTTAAAAATAATTGTCCGGTGAATGGACCATTATATGATGATTTCCGCATATGTGATGAGAACGGAGTTTTATTCACAGTAATTCCCAAATGTGGTCATTCCGGCAAAGCTGAAATATGGGGAAAGAATGATTCCGGCAAATTTGAATGCTTAAAGCAAGCCGAAACATTTTCAAAACTTTTCTCCTAAAAAATTAGGATCCTAACATTATATACCTTATCTTTATTAAAATTAAAAAGGGAGATGTTTCCCGAACTAAAAAAAGAGAGTTATGACACACAAGGAATTTAAGTTGACAGTCAAAAATGAAATCCTGGAAGATGCAGGCTATGAAAGAAAAGCAGTGCATTACCGAATAGGCGACGTAGTTACGGTGGATGAAGTAACATTTGATACGTTGCAATCCGGAGGCACCATTCAGCGATACACACAAGAAGGCGCGTTTGCATTTGACAAGTATGACTTTGAGAATGAGGTTGCAGTTACAACCATCACCGTCGATTACAGTATACGTAAATTGGGTCAAAGAAAACAAAAATAAGAGATATGAAAAACGTTAAAGTTTATATTCAGGAATTGATTGACGAAGGCATTATTGCCAAAGAAGTAGCAGACCAGTTATTATTTTTAATTAAAAAAATCGAAAAATGAACGCATTATCAACAACACAGATCAGAGCAGAAATTGTAGAATTAATTAATGCCGGCATGTTAAATGTACCCAACATCATTAAATTCTTTAAGACGCATCATCCGGGAGCAATTCCAACAACGGTTAAGACAGAAGCAAAAGAATTGGTAGCTGAGGTACGAGCAATAATTAAACGCGGATATTAAAACCAAATTGTGAATAACTTTTCAAACAAAGTTGCTAAAAGATTAGGTTTCTATCATTATATACCTTATCTTTAATTAAATAAAAAGGGAAATGGTTCCCGACCTAAAAAAAGAGAGAATGGCAAACATCAAAAAGAATTCCGCATTTTTCCAGCAAGATGCATGTATGGGTAAATTGAGCGCAGATGCTCGTAAGCCACAAGAACTTAATGCAATTGTAAGAGCCGGAATGCGCGAGGCAGAACGTCAGCGCATTTATAGAGAAGCTCGTGCTTTATTGGAAACACCGCATATCTTAAGATGATATGCGCCATCCTGCAACTAGTCTTAGCAGCTGCGTTAGGCGCGGTAGTAGTTGTAGCATTGATAATTTCAATTGTAACAATCGTAGAATCCCGTTAACGGAGAAATTTAATATTAAAAAAGGATCATGGAAAAGACATCACAACAACAATTTACATCGGCAACAATACAGTATGTTAAAGAGCTAATAGCTCAGGGTCGATTTGGCGCGGGACTAGAAGAAGAAGTGGAGCTTCAAGTCCGGGATGTAGTCGATATGCTATTGTATGAAGATAAAAAAAGTTTAAAAAAAGTTACCAAAAGATTAGGATCCTAACTTTATAAACCTTATCTTTAAGTATTAAATTAATAGTTATAAAACCAAAGAGAGTTATGAGAAAAAAGATTCATGTAGGAAATGGTGCAATTGTTACCGACGTTGCAAGCACAAGACGATATGTGCAGGAAATTAAAAAATCAGGATCATTGCTGTCCCGAGAACAAGAAAAGGAAATGGCAGTAAAGTCCAGCGCTGGAGATATTCCTTCGCGCAACCGCCTAGTAGAAAGCAATTTAAGATTTGCGATCCAGGTAGCCCGACAATATCAGGGAATGGGTTTAGAACTTGAGGATTTGATAGGATTTGCAAATGTAGGATTGTTTGAAGCCGCTGAGCGATTTGATGCAGAACGCAATGTCAAATTCATTACCTTTGCAGTATGGTATATCAGAGCCGAGATACAAAAGGCCTTAAATGATTTATCCCGTACGGTGCGTATCCCATCGCATAGGACCGCTACCGAAGAGTATGGTACCAAAAGCATATCAACACCAGTAGGCGATTCAGAGAATGCAGAAACATATGCGGATCGATTCTTAGCAGCAGATCCTGTCAGAAGCAACAGAGAGCAGGCCGATATGATGTTTGACATTGATAGGACCTTATCGCAATTGAAGCCTAGACAAGAAGAAGCATTGCGTCGCAATTATGGGCTAGGATTTGAATATGCCCAAAGCATGGAACAAATAGGTGAGGAGATGGGAATCACAAATGAGCGTGCCCGACAGTTGGTTCGTCAGGCAGAGATCGATTTAGCTAAGGTTCCCGGCATAAAATTGTTGGAACAATACCTGTAACATTTCTGAAACTTTTCTGCAAAAAGATTAGGATCCTAACTTTATAAACCTTATCTTTATATAAGGAAGTTAGGGAATGCACCTTAATTTAAAAAAGAGAGAATATGTTAGGAACATGTGTGTATGTAAGTTTATTGTTTAGTGTAGTATTAATCCTTAAATTAATAAGCAAATGAATCAGAAAGGAATGTCCCCAAAAGAATTAGCGGCACTAATTGAAGCTAGCAATAAATTTGCAGCAATAGTGTGTGTAGCGTGTCTAGCGATAGATGCATGTATTTATGTTAAACTAAATAGTTGAGAGTATGAAACCAGAATTGAAAGCCCTAGAAGCAAAAGTGAAAGCCTTAAGACAAGCAATGGAACTATTTGATATATTCCAGCAAAGCGATGAGGTAGGATCGGCATTGGCCGAAGTAGAAGCAGAGTTAGACAAGTTTAAATTCAAATAAAAAAGACCATGAAAAAATTTGATCGTTATCAAGCAAATCTTAAATTAGTAGATGACCGAGTTATTAGCTATGCGACTCATGTCGCAACCGTCGACGGTGATACCTTAAGGATATTAGGTACCTGGAGTCAGACAACTACCAAGCACGTCAATTATGTTGCTGCTCAATTAGGCTTAAAAAAAGTTTATTAAAATGCAAACAAAGTTACCAAAAAATTAGGATCCTAACTTTATAAACCTTATCTTTATTATAAGCAATTAGGGAATGGTCTCTAATTTAAATTGAGAGATATGCAAGGATTAGAATTATTAGTAATAGGCCAAGAGTATATAGTAACTACGCAGTTCAATACGGAAGGATATGATCATTTAGTATTTACCGGGTTTGCGCAAGAAAATGAAGGAGTAACATTAGCATGCTTCGAAGATGTGCAACGAGGTTATGAAAGCTTTTTTGACACTAGTGTGCCAACCAACCAAGTAATAAGTTCAAAACAAAGTTGAAACATTTCAGCAAAAAGATTAGGATCCTAACTTTATTATCCTTATCTTTATATTAATAATAAGAAGGGAATATTCCCAAAACAATTAAAAAGAGAGACAATGACAAGAAATCAAATTATCAAAGCAGCGTGCAAACTTAGCGCCAAATCATTCTTAGAGTTAATGGACCACAATGGCGTTTTCACAACGATCCTGGACCAGGACAATATATTCGATGCCAATGACGGATGCCTCAATGTTGATGTAGAAGGAATGCCGGAAGGCGAATCTTTATTGTTCATCAATGGAGATTTTGCAGATTAAAATTGTGAATAACTTTTTCAAACAAAGTTACCAAAAAATTAGGATCCTATCATTATAATCCTTATCTTTAATTATAATTAAAAAGGCAATGTTGCCGAAACTAAAAAAAGAGAGAATGAAAAAAGAACAATTGATTGCGCAGTTAGAGGGAGTAAAAGTATTATCAACGCAAGTTGACATTGACAAAGTAATTGCACTTATCCAGCAATTAGAATCAGAGCAGAAAGCCGGCCTGACACAAGAGTTAGCTGAGGAGATTGCCAACCGGATTGAAAGAACATTGGATTACAATTCATCTGATTTGGTTGATTGTGATAGTGCAGAATTTGAAATAAGCTATGACAACCGACTTGAATTGTCCAGAGCGGATGTTAATGTGTCAGAAATTATAGAACATGTTACTGCCTGCTTAGACGAGTTTATTAAGGAGCAACAAGATGAAGAATTGGTTCAAGCAGTGTTAGCAGCAGATACAAATGAGGCTGACGAAGATGAGTCTGAAGAGTAAATCATATCTCTCAATATGAGTCCCGTGGGTCGGCAGAAGTGTCGGCCCTTAAGGACGTAAAAAACGAGAGACTATGGGAACACCACAAATTATTTTAATCGTACTATTAGCAATTAATTTATTAATTAATGCATATTTGCATGGTAGGCCACGAACCGGTACACATAACCTATTTGTATCATTATTGAACGCTGGAATTACACTTTGGGTTCTAATCGCCGGCGGCTTTTTTAGCTAAACAAAGTTTAAAAAAAGTTACCAAAAGATTAGGATCCTAACATTATAATCCTTATCTTTAAGTATAAGTAATAAGAGTTATTATTTAGTTAACCAATTAAACCCTGAGAGAGTATGATGAATGTGTTTGAGCCTGTCCGAATTAAAGGCAAATTATTCGGGAAGAATGTTAAGAGTGGCGAGATTGCTGCAAAAGGTCTTATAAGAGATATCCAATTGCGTAACGCCGAAAAGAACCGGGAAGTATTGTTTGTAGCCACAAATGGTAGAGTAACCCGAATGCCGGGAGTAGAAGCAGGAGTATCAGTCAAAACGGCAGCTCCAATCAAATTGTCTTTTATGACAGTCAGAGAGGCACGTGACCCACAAGAAATGTTTACCAACTTAGCAAGATTAACAAAGATGGTAGGCAGAGGTATTCAACCGAGCTTAGTAGTTACCGGAGGAGCCGGCACGGGTAAGACTCACCTAGTAAAGCAAACCTTATCAGATATGGGCTTAGTAGAGTCAACCGACTTTGTCCACTTTAAAGGCCGAGCCACTCCGGCAGGTTTGTTTATTACCCTGTATGAGAATAGTGACAAGATAATTGTGTTGGATGATTGTGATTCAGTGTTTAAAGACGATGATGCAGTCAATATACTTAAAGGAGCACTTGACAGCTATGACAGCAGAAAGATTAGTTACATTACCTCAAAGTCGCTTAAGGATACATATGGTGCAGAGATACCACGTCATTTTGAGTTTACGGGTAGGATCATATTCATTAGCAATATTGACCAAAGCAAATTAGATGAGGCGATACGTAGCAGAAGCTTTGTAGCCGACATTGATATGACGCAGGATCAAATGTTTACCAGGATCGAGCAATTGATGCCCAATATGGAGACACGCATACCAATTGTAGCAAAGGAGCAAGCATTGCAATTAATGAAAGAATTGAATGCCGAGTTTAATGGATTAGATGTTAACCTCCGCAGCTTTATTAAAGCAGCACGCATATGTGCAATGGGCTTTGATAATCCTAAAATGATGATAGCGGACCAAATCATCGAAGCATAGTAAATCATATCTCTCAATATGAAGGGACCGGCGTCGAAAGGCGTCGGTTTCCTACTGTAAAATTGTTCAAACAAAGTTGGCAAAAGATTAGGATCCTAACTTTATATACCTTATCTTTATATAAGCAGAAAGGGAAAGGCCCTAAGCATAATTTAAATTGAGAGTAAATGACAAAATTAAATGAGTATCAAAAAATGATTATTACGTCCGGATTAGTAAGCTGGGCAAGAGAATTAAAAGTGTCAATTGCGGAACTAGAAGCACAAGGTAAGACTCCATTATTTACCCGAGACTTTGTTGATATGCAATTAGCAGAGACATTGGATGCAGTAGCATCATTAACACGTAAGCGTAAATAATAACCCTAAAAAAAGAGAACATGACAAAGAAAGAAATGATTGCCGCAATCCAATTAATTGAAGCTCAGGAATTTTTAAAGCTTAAAGAGTATGATAGCGAGTATGGATGGAAAGACGCATTAACTGATAGAGCTCGTATCAGATTTGTAGCAGTATCTGACTTGATGGAAACATTGGGTATTAAACCAGACATAAGACTAAAGGAATCAGATCAAGCATTGGCCATAATATTAAACAAGTAATAACCCTAAAAAAAGAGAGAACATGACAAGAGACCAAAGAGAAGCTGCAAAGCAAAGATTATGGAATTTAGAATTAAGATTGAATGGCATCAATGCATTAACAGAGAATATGTCAGACAAAGGTGGCGTAGAGATCGCAAACATACTTGAGGAGACAAAGACAGAGATTGCATGCATTGAAAAGCAGTTAGCAACCAAGTGGGAGTTCCTATTTAATTTTATAGGAGGCGGTTGGAACTCAGAGGTAGCATTCACCAAAGAAGATGCAATCGACCAAGCCTTATTCAAATATGGTCATCCCAATACTCAAACCAGTCTTAGAGTAGATGTTGATTCATTCCGAGTATCGACTCCAACCGACTACAAAAATCAGATGTCGACATTCTATTAAGTAATGGTATGAGGGTATGGGTAATAGGGGGGTGTAATAGCCCCCCTTTTTTTATGGGGTAGCCCCCCCCGTATTAGACCCCTATAGCCCCCCCGAAACATGGGGGGTGGGGTGGGTTTCGTTAAAGGGGTAGATGCCCCCATCTAGATAAGGAAGGTTATATATGCGTTTCTAGCGCTGAAGAAATTTTTGCGGGGGAAGTAGCCTCTTTATTGTATATGCCATGGCATAGAGGCTATTATA